CAGATTATAACAAGTATACTTACACTGGTTGGAAGTTATTAGAGGAGTTTGATAAGGATGCTCACATATTAGATATTGGTTGTGGTTATAATTTATTTAAACCACACTGTAAAAACTTATATGGGATAGATCCATATAATAAAGAAGCTGATGAAATGATATCATTTGAAGATTATATACCACACAAAAATTTTGATATATTTTTAGCATTAGGAAGTTTAAATTTTTATGATGAAACTTATGTAGAATTACAAATAAAACATTTAAGTGAAATAACTAAAAGTGGTGATATTATTTTTTGGCGACAATCAATGGGAGATAATCCCAACTTTAAGGATGCTTTTGAACAAAGAAATATTAGATACAATAAAATTAATAGACTACCAGAAGAGGAAAAATCTTTAAGTTTTTTTCCTTGGGATTGGAACTATAATAAATATTTTGTAGATAAGTATGGATTTGAACTATTAGATTTTAAAGAAGAGAGTGGTATTAATTATCCCACTAAATTAAAAGGTTTGAGATACTATGCAAAGTGGAGTAAAAAATGAGTAAGAAATTAGAAATAACAAGTAAAAATATGGTTGCTATTAAACCAGCAACAGATAATCAAAAATTGGTTTTTGAAAGTTGGAAAACTGGTGCAAGTCAGTTTTTATATGGAGCAGCAGGAACTGGAAAGACATTTATTTCTTTGTATAATGGATTAAGAGAAGCATTAGATAACACATCAAAGATTGATAAGGTTATTATAGTAAGATCACTTATACCAACAAGGGAGATAGGTTTTTTGCCAGGCGATGAAGATGATAAGTCTGCATTGTATCAAGTTCCATATTCTAACATGGTTCAGTTTATGTTTGAAATGCCTAACGAACAATCCTTTACGAATTTGTATGAAAGATTGAAAGCACAAGGAACATTGTTTTTCTTATCAACATCTTTTCTACGAGGATTAACATTTGATAATGCTCTTATTATAGTCGATGAATGTCAGAATTTAAATTTTCATGAGTTAGATACGATTACAACTAGACTTGGACAAGACTCCAAGATTGCATTTTGTGGAGACTTTACACAAAGTGATTTAGTAAGAACAAATGAGAAAAACGGACTTTGGGATTTTCTAAGAATCGCAGAGGAAATGAAAGAATTTAGTTGCACAGAATTTACAATCGGTGATATTGTACGAAGTGGGTTTGTAAGAAACTACTTGATACAAAAAACCAAACTAGGGATAGGAATGGAGTAAACCAATGCCGCCACGCAATCATCAGAATTGGACTAAAACGCCTAAAGTAGAATATATTTCTAGCGAATGCTATAACAATCATGAGATATTTGAAAAGGAACAAGAACACATTTTCTCTAAAGTGTGGGTGCCGATGTGTCATATCAGTGAGATGTATAATGAAGGTAACTATAGAACATCACAGATTGCTGGTCAAAATGTGATGGCAGTGAATACCAAAGACGGTGTTAAAGCATATCGTAATTATGGATTCAATTTCCCCTCTGGCACAGTAGCTGCACCAATCGTAACAGTTGAACCACAACTACACTGTGAAGTTAAACATGGTGGTATGGTGTGGGTAACACTTGACCCTAATCCTACACAAAGTGTGGATGAGTGGACTGCTGGTGCATTTGATTGTATTGCAGATGCTATTGATACAGAAGAGATGGAAGTCTTTCATTACCACAAGGCAGTGATTGATACCAACTATAAATTATGGCATGATACTAACAGTGAGTTTTATCATGACTTCATGCATTATTTTAATCGTGTATCTGGATTCAATGATGAGTACTTTGCTCGTAAAAACATTCCGTTTGATAATGGTCATGTGAATGTCAGTAGTTTTACAGTTAACTATGAAGAGTATGCTGGGTTTGAGGATAGGGGTGAATTGTCCTTTCCTAATCTACCACCAAACCAATGGTATATGGTTGACCTATTTCCAGGCTACAACTTTAATCTAAGGGGAAGTGCATATCGTTCAGATACAGTAACACCTCTAGGCCCTAATAAGGTATTGATTGAATTTCGTGGTTATGGATTAAAGAAAGATACTAAAGAAGAAAGAATGACTCGTATTAATCACCACAATTCTATTTGGGGGCCATTTGGACGTAACCTTCATGAAGATTTGATTGGAGTTGCTGGACAAGGAACTACAATGCGAGAGGGTACAGAAAAAAGAAATATATTACATGGTAGACATGAAAACCGTACTATTCACGATGAAGTGGGTATGAGACATTACTATGCAGAGTGGGGTAAACATTTAGATGTTGACCCAAAACAACCACTTGCAGCTTAAGGAGTTAAAATGGATATAATCAAGTTGAGAAAACAGTTAGAAATAGATGAGGGTATAAAACACGAAGTATATCTTGACCATTTAGGATTGGCCACTTTTGGTATTGGGCATTTAGTCCTAAGCAGTGATCCAGAATATGGTGCTTCTGTTGGATGGCCAGTTTCAGAAGAAAGAGTTATTGAATGTTTTGAATCAGATTTAGAAACTGTTATCGGTGATTGCGAATCTTTGTATGAAGATTTTGATGATCTACCAGAGGAAGCAAAACAAATCATTGCCAATATGATGTTCAATATGGGCTACCCAAGATTGTCTAAATTTAAAGGTATGAAGGCAGGAGTAGATGCGAGAGATTGGGAACGGGCCGCAGACGAAATGGTTGACAGCAGATGGTATAGACAAGTGACTAAAAGGGCAGATAGATTAGTTGATAGAATGAGGCAAATTGATACTTGACAATTGTGTTGATTTGTGATATACTGTAAGTTATATAATTAAAGAAGGATACATTATGTTTAAGCATGAAACGGTAGTATTACCAGAAGTTACTACAAAAAATATCAGTGGTAAGAGATTTTATCTTACGCCAGAGGGCAATAAGTATCCCTCTATTACTACTGTTCTCAATGGACGGAAAGCAGAAGGATTATTTCAGTGGCGTAAAAGGGTTGGTAACGATGTTGCTAATCATGTTATGCGAACTGCTGCTAGTCGTGGTACAAAAGTCCATCAAATGTGTGAGGATTATTTAAACAATAACTTTGATGAAGATAAACATAAAAAAGATTTTCTTCCATATTGTTTATTTAAAGAGTTATCTGCACAACTGTTATGCAAAATTGATATGATTAGGTCGCAAGAGTGTGGCCTTTATTCTGATAAATATAAAGTGGCAGGGCGAGTAGATTGTATTGCAGAATACGATGGAGTCCTATCTATTATTGATTTCAAGACATCACGAAGAGAACGTAATGATGATTGGAATGAAAACTACTATATTCAAGGTTCTGCATATGCAGAGATGTTTGAAGAACGAACAAGTCAACCTATAAATCAAGTGGTTATACTTGTTGTAACAGAAGATGGAACTGTTCAAGAGTTTATAAAGGATAAGACAGAGTATTTGCCTTTATTAGAAGAAGCAGTTAGCATCTTTAACTTAAAGGAACAAGAAAGTGAAAAACTTACTGCTTAGTTTTCTTATCGGTATTGCTTTAACTACTACAGTATATGCTATTGAACCGAATCAAGAACCCCCATGTTGTGATGTAACAGAAAGCCATCCTTATGAACCAAATGATGAGGACGAAAAACTAATAATACCAGAAGAAGTGCCACCAAACGAATTTGTTATAATGCGACCAATGACATGTAGACCAATACCAGATATGGTTGATCTTTTAAAAGATAAAAATGGTGAAGTACCTTTTATCAGTGGAGATGCATATTTGGTAACACAAAACGGTGATACTTTACCTATACAGATTATGTGGTCAATGAACCCAAAGAATAGTGGATTTAGTTTAATTGAATTACATCATACAACAGGCTATGCTTGTCTTTTAGGGTCTGGTTATGGGATGAAAATGCATACACCAAAAGAAAATACAGCAAAGATAGAGATTTTACTTGACAATGGTATCTAAGTGTGGTATAAATATAATACAATGTGTTGATACAAATTGAAGATTGAACTGGACATGGGGGCAGTACCCATCGCCTCCACCATAAACACAGTACACAGTTAGTGTGCTTATAATGGGGGCGAAATAGGATCGACAGGCAAGGATAGATGCGAGGAATATTGTCGGATGACTCCGTAATTGGTCAAGACTACAAATGCAAACGATAATTTTGCAATCGAGGATTATGCACTAGCTGCTTAATCTCACGGAGTTCGGTAGGTACTTAGCAACAGAAACCTACCACCTTTTCCTCTGTAAAACGAGGATTCGCAGGCGATACTATTTGAATGTGCATCTGTAGCTATGGTGTACTGTATCGGCGACCGTGGGATGGACTACCAAGAAGAAGTAAGGTAGACTCGATATAAAAGGCCGTATTATTCCACAATGGCAGGGTGCGCTGGACGCCTGGGGGAACTAAAATAACCCTGCCTCCATTTTTTATTTGAGGGTGATATGAGAAAATTTATATATGATAATTGGAATGTTGTTATGAACTACGAAAGAAATCCACTAAGACATATTCCAGATACAAATACACGCCATATGATTATGCAAGTATTAGCATGGATGTGGTGTATTGCTTTCAGTTCATACTTTACTAGTATGTGGATTTTTGGTCTTACTACTATTGCACATATTATCATTTTGGCTGCAATCACAATAACAGTTGCAACCTTTGAAACTGCAAAACGTAAACCAAGTTTTTTTATTAAAAAGGGGTATCATACCCCAAGTCGTGCCAGATATATTTGGGTCAATGGTAAACGAATAAATGACCCATATGGTGGAGAACACGAATGATAAAATTTAAACAAAATTCCAAGACATTTTCTATGAAAATAGAGTCTATTGCAAAAGAGAAGAAGATTTCTCACATGGATGCTGTATTGGATTATTGTGAAAAAAATGAAGTTGAGCCTGATACAGTTGGGCGTTTAATTAGTAAAGGATTAAAAGAGAAGATTGAAGCAAATGCAAGAGATTTACACTTCTTACCAAAGCATGCAAAATTACCTATATGAAGAAACTAGAGGAATACGATTGGATATGTCCAGAACCGTTTACTAATTTGATGTTTTCGGCGCCTGGCGATATACGAGGTTGTTGTGCTACGACTGCTGTTAATAAAAAGGATATGCAAGATAAGTACAATCTTAAAACCTTTAATTCCTCTAAAGATACTTTTGATGACTACTATAATGCTCCACAAAACGTAAGATGGAGATCAGCACTAAAGAATAATGATGATAAAGAATTTATTAACGATATTTGTGGAGTGTGTAAGAAACAAGAAAAAGCTGGTTCTCGCTCTCACAGACAGTTTTACCTATCTAGGTTTAATGATCAAAATGAATTTGCCCATAAGAAAGAAGAATTAGAAAAAATAATTGAGACAGATTCTAAACCTACATTTTGGCATACTGCTATTGTGAATGGTGTAAGAGGAAATATATGTAACTTACGGTGTAACTTTTGTTCATCTGGTAATTCATCTCAATTTAATAAAGAGGCAATTGAACTAGGAGAAACTAAAAAGAGGGTTAAACGAGCAAAGATTAATCCACAGTTTGATAAAGATTTGAAACATATAATTGAAAATGCAGAAGAGATTAAGTTTACTGGTGGCGAACCACTCATAGGTGATAATATCTATGATATATTGTCTGTAGTTTCTGATAGAAAGATAGTTCGTGTCATCACAAATGGTACACAGAATGTAGATAGGTTTATAGAGGAGACAAAAAGGTTTCGTAGAGTTATA